GAAGGTGATATAGCGCGATTGCAGAGAATGGCACCCGCACAGGGGGCTGATTCTATGGAATACAAGCGGCTTATCACTGAATTGCTTCAGAACGCACAGAAGGGAAGATAGGTAGCGCATGGCTGATGACGCGAAAAATCTTGCCGATTACACTGAAGACTATGATCGTTTGCGTGCCCAGAAAGCGCGGAACGTCGGATCAGTTGAATTACGGATTTTAACGAATTTATCCTTCGTGTCAGGCGAACACTGGGTCGGTAGTCAGAATCGGGTGCTGTTTACCCGTAAACGTGACCCGAACAAGCTCTATCTGGTTTTTAATCTGGCAGCGCAGATGCTCCACAAGATGATGGGGCGGTTAAGCAGTATTGCGCCGGTCTTTCGGGCGAGAGCCGATAAACAGGACGCACAATCTGTCTCCAAAGCCGAAGTGGTCGATAAGTTGATCCGTGCGCTTGACGAAAAGGTCGATCAGACCTCTCGCACCTGGGAAATTCTCTGGTGGATGGCGATTGGCGGTGTCGCGTTTGAATATGTGCCGTGGGTCAAGGATGCCACGATGGAACCGATGCCACGGTTCGATCCAGAGACAAATGAATTGCAATGGACGCATGTCGTGACGAATCAGGTCGTAAATGAGTCCATACGACAGGAAATGCTGGCGCAAGGCGCACCACCGGAGCAATTTGAGGTTGTTGAGGACATGGTGCTGACCGGCGATGTGGGAAGTGAGATTTTAAGCCCACTCCAAGTGTTTATTGATGCGTCTGTGCGATCCGTTGATGATTTAGCCCCCGATCAAGCCGTCTATATCGCAAAAATCCGCACATTGGGCTGGATTGAGGCGAATTACGATGTCAAGGAGAAAACTATAGAAAATATCAAGGATGCCAGTGAAGTACGCATTCTCAGCACGGATATTAAGCAATTTGGCGATCCGACAGGATCGGTGCATCTCCAAGACCTAATTCCACGGATTCAGGGCAGTCGGACGGAGAATGATCCAGATTTAGCTGTCGTTGTCGAGCGATTTCAGCCGATTTCCAATAAACACCCGCGTGGGCGCTATTCTGCGTTTATTCCCGGCGAGCAAATGCTCAAAGACGAAGATAGCCCCTACGAGTCCATTCCGCTGGTCGATTTCCACTTTGGCCCGACCACCACGAGCTTTTGGAGTAATGACTATGTCAGTGACCTCATTGCGCCCCAACGGTTTCTCAATAAACGCCTGTCACAGCTAGGAGAACAGGCGAATGCGTCAATTTACGCCGATGAACTGTTAGGACCGACCTTAAAACGTGAAGACATCCCCTCTGACTATCCAGCCCCGATTGAAGGCGGCTTGACAGATGGTGGCGTCAAGATGGTGCAACGACGCGATCCACCGCAACTGCCAGCGTGGTTTATGCAATCTGTCGATCTCACACTCAAATTGATGCGTGAGATTGCTGGTGGAGTGGATTTATTCTCTGAGCAGAAGTTTCCAGGCCAATTACGGGGACCAATGGCGGTGCCGATGCTGCAAGAGATTATTGATACCCAGTGGGGCAATCTCTATCAACATCTGGGCAAACAACTCGCAAAAGTGAAAGAAATGCGGGTGAATCGTGTCAAGGAATACTATCCGGCCTTTCGGACCCTGCATTACACCGATAGGAATATGAAAGATGAGGTCTTTATTTTCCAGACCTCTGACATTCTCGAAGCAGGGACAGACTTCTCTGTCACGGTAGAGCGAGGAAGTTTAATCCCAGAACTTCGTGCCTTACGAGAAGCCAGAATTCGCGAACATCTCCAGTCTCCCCTCAGTGTGCTGTATATGGATGAGCGCACGGGACGTATTGACAAGGAAAAGATCGCCTCTGACCTGCAAATGGGCGATGTCGGACGTGAAGCAAAAGAATCACAATATCGCAAACTGGGGATGGAGCTAGTTGCCCGATTAGAGCAGGGACAACCACTTCCAGAGCATATTCCGATGCCATTCTGGAATTTACGGGTCATCATGGACGAATTAGAGTCGTCGATGGCGACCACCGAGTTCTTGTCATCCAGTCCAGAGATTCAACAGGGATTTGTGGGATTCTGGAATAAATGCCGTGAAATTCTCTCTGAGGCATCTGAACAGCGACAGGCGGGAATGCAGGAACAACAGGTGCAGGGGGCTGTCGCACAGGCCGCACAGCAAGCTGCTGCCAAAGCCGCTGCTGAAGCGATTGATATGGCAATGGATCAAATGAAAGCCAGTCAGCAAATTGCACCGCAAGCGCCACAGGCACTCGCTCAGGCGATGGCACAAACACAGCAGCAATAAGAGACACTGAGTGCGATGGGCGAGCGGAAGATTGACCTGTGGGACATCCTGGGGCATTAATGCTGGATAAAGCGACGGCGTCGATATATGAGGGCGCGTTATTAGCGGATGGTTTTGAGGGCGCGTTGTTGGGAATGGGGCATCGCTTTACGCATCCGGTGGCGGTGTATGACCGAGCGAAGTGTCTGGATATTTTACGAACGCGAGACGGAATGACGCACGAAGAAGCGGAGGAGTATTTCTGTTTTAACGTGGAGGGGGCGTATGTGGGGGACCACACGCCTGTGTTTCTCGCGCATTGGGTCATATCGAATGGGGACACCTGAAACATATTTTTCACCGGTTGAAAGAATGAAGAAGAAGGTCACACGCAAATCACTGCCACGGACCATGAAAACCATGCTGCGTGAATACAAAGACTCCCCAGAGAAGTTTAAGGGCGGGAAAAAGCAGGCGATGGCGATTGCCTATTCCAAGGTTCGACGCCGTACAGGGTGAGCCTAAGACCCGAAAAGGTCAGGTCTGACCTTGACACCCGAAAGTTTCCATTCCTATACTCCAGAGAACTGCCCGACGTTTGCTGACGCGAACACGGGACGCGAACACGCATGAGTGGATTCTTCGGCAGAAGAACACCCGCTCCTGCACTCGCAGACCACTCGACTGAAGGAGAGTTCGATGGCAGAAGAAGATGTTACTGACGCACCGGACGCAGCCGCAGATGGCGCGTCAACTGAATCAACAGACACAGGAGGTGACACTTCATCATCCGGCTCGTGGCCTGCCGATGCACAAGCCGAGTACACGAGAAAAACGCAAGCACTAGCTGATGAGCGCAAACAGTGGGAAGCGGAACGTAACCAACAAACACAGCAGTTGCAGCAATATGCACAGCAGATGCAACAACAGCAATATGCTTCGCAGCAGCAACAGCAGACGGCGCAGGCACAGCAATCGAATGAGTCGATGCTGGATCAGCTTCGGAAGATGCCGTATTTGGATGGAAACACCGCAGCCCAACTGATGCAGCGCATGGTCAACGAGGGCATTAACCCCCTCAATGACGCGCTGAAACAGCGTGATGCCGCACTAGCCCAGATGTACAAGGAGCAGAAACGGCTCCATGACCAGGTGGGACAGTCACAAGGCCAGCAAGCGCAGAAGGATCTCGAAGCTCGATTTGCTGATATTCGGAAGGATCAGGGGCTTCCTGACAATGAACTCGTCCATGAAATGATGCGAGATGTGTATTACTCGCATGAGGGCGACACACTTGATCAGGAATATCCTGACATGCTGCGAAAACGGTGGGAGGGGTTACAAAAGCTCGTACGCGAAAATGACCGTGCAGCGGCTCAGAAGGCGAAAGCGTCACCATTCCCCTCGCGGGGTGGAGAAGCATCGCCCACGAGCGGCAAAACAGGTGGGTATCAAACACCTGAAGAACGGGCAAATGCGTTATGGCCGATGTTAAACCCAAACGCCACGGAATGACGTGACTCCTGTTTAGGTAAGGAGTGTTCTCGTTATGGCGAGTACAACTGATGTTGTTGAAGCCCTGAAATACACCTACGGTGTGGATCAGGTCTTGTACTTGGTCAATCAAGAGGTTGTCTGCTGGAATATGTTCCAGAAGGCGAAAAAACCTGTTGGTGGCCGAGGGCAATTCTTGATGCCCATCATGGTGAAGAACCCTGGGGCGTGGACGGGTATTGCGGAAGGTGGCGCACTGCCATCAAATCTCAACCCTGATACGTCTGAGGCGACCTTCAGTCTCACAGAATTTGCGGGACTGTATAACATGTCATGGAAACTCCTCCAAGACGCACGGAACTCGAAGTTTGCGTTCCAGACTGCGTTGAAAATGATGGAGGCAGGTTTCCGTCGTCGCGTCCTCAAGCTCCTCAATGCTGATCTGATTTCAGACGGTCTTGGGAAGCTGGCGACTATGCCTGCGGCTGACAACCAGACCACGATCACGGTGGGTGAATTGCCCAGTCTTGACGTGGGGATGGTCGTTGACCTCATGGATGCGTCGGATAACAACGCGAAACTGGCAGACTCCGCGACCGTGACAGCCATTGATGCACCGAATCGTACGGTGACAATTAGTGGGTCTGCGCCAAGTGGCACTGCCGCTGGTGACTATTTTGTTATTCAGGATACCGTGTCCTCCAGCACGTCCTATCACACGAATGGACTTTTGGGGATTATTGATGATGCCGATCCACCGGCTTCAAAGGGTGACTTTGGTGGCATTGATCGCGGTACTGCGGGTAATGAATTTTGGGAATCAGTCGTGTTGGCAAACGGTGGCACCAACCGCGCACTGACAGAAGACCTGCTGATGCAGCTTGA